ATTGGATACAAGGCTGACCCTAACAAGCAGGAATATGACAGCCGCCGTAGGCGTCGGATGCTTAAAGAGGTTGACCTCATGGAGATTAGTCTAGTCACGTTCCCGATGAATCCCAAAGCTAGGGTCTCAGCGGTTAAGGGCGAAGATTGGACTATTCGCGAATGGGAGAGGTTCCTTCGGGATGAAGGGAGCTTGAGCCATTCAGAGTCTAAGGCTTGTGCGAAAGCAATCATCAATGCGCTCACAGAACAGCGGGATGCTGGTGACGTTGACCAAGAGGTTGTTGGCCTACTGGCTAATCTCGCAAGCATCATCAACCCCAAATCTTCTGAGTAAAGGAGGGCATAATGTCCGATAATACAGAAGTTCGGGATGCTGTTGAGTCAATTGGTAAGGCTTTTGAGGAGTTCAAGGCCACTAATGACGAGCGCATTGCCGAAATTGAGAAGAAGGGTTTTTCTGATCCGCTAGTTGATGAAAAGCTGGAACGGATTGAGAAGTCCCTTGATTCGCTGGAGGATATTAACCAGCGTCTTACTAAGGCCGCTCTTGCTGCTGAAACCGTCTCTGACCGTGTAGATGAGATGGAAACCGCTCTGAAGCGCCCTGAAGTTGGCCTTGAGTCGAAGGCTATTGATGAGCGCATGAAGGCGTATGACACCTATCTCCGCAAGGGCAAAGAGGCTCTTGATGAGTTTGAGGTCAAGGTGCTTACCGTGTCGAATGATGCGGGCGGCGGATACCTTGCCCCGCCGGAGTACGTTGCGGAAATCGTCAAAAAGGTTACGGAAATCTCGCCGGTTCGTTCGGCGGCTCGTATCCGTCAGACTTCTGCGCGTAGTGTCCAGATTCCTAGCCGCACGGGTCAGTTCTCGGCATCGTGGGTTTCTGAAACCGGCACTCGTTCTGAGACGACCGGCCTCACCTATGGCATGGAAGAAATCACCGCGCACGAGCAGTATGCGCTGGTTGATATCTCTGAGCAGGAGGTTGAGGATTCGGCTTTCAACATGGAAGCTGAACTGTCCACTGAGTTCGCAGAGCAGTTCGCCAAGGGCGAAGGCACGGCGTTCGTCAACGGCACGGCGGCTGGTCAGCCGGAAGGTTTCATGGTCAACGCTTCTGTTGGCGAAACCAACTCCGGTGCGGCAGCGGCCCTCACGGCTGATGGTCTGATTGACCTGTATTCGGCGGTCAAGACTGAGTATGCCCGTAACGGCATCTTCATGTTCAACCGCTCGACTCTGGGTGCAATCCGCAAGCTACAGGACACGAACGGTTCGTATGTGTTCCAAGCTGGATTCAGCCTACAGGCTGGTGTTCCGAACACCATTCTGGGTCAGCCCTACGTTGAAGCTCCTGATATGGCTGATGTTGCGGCAGCAGCGTATCCTGTGGCCTTCGGTGATTTCCGCCGTGGCTACATGATTGTGGACCGTATCCAGCTTGCCATCCTGCGTGACCCGTTCACTCAGGCGACAAGCGGTACGATTCGCTACGTTGCGCGTCGTCGCGTCGGTGGTCAGGTCGTGCTTGCGGAAGCCATCCGTAAGCAAAAAGTCTCTGCATAAGGAGGACTTAGATCATGGCTATGAAAGACCTCGCAAACAATCTGACTGTGCTTCAGTTGGTTGATCCGGCAACTATTACCAGTGACACCAACAGTACGGCGATTGACACCCAGTTTGACAACGGCGCGATGCTGATTGTTAACGTGGGTGAATCTGGTGACACGCTGAGTGGCTCCGTTAAGTTTGATTATATCCTTGAGGATTCAACGGACAATTCGACCTTCTCGGCGGTTACGACTGCTTCCTATGTCACCTACGGCTCTGTTGACGGCAGCGGCATCTTTGCCACCATTGATGCTGCATCTGAAGATGATGCGGTTCACGTTATTGGCTATGTTGGCCCCAATCGTTACGTTCGCGTGAAGATTGATGCCACGGGTACGCACAGCAACGGTACGCCTCACAGCGTATCGGGTGTCGTTAGCCCGATTCATAAGCCAGCCGCTTCGTCCAATGACGGATCGCCCACGGGCTAATTGAGTGAGGGGGTGGGTTACGCTCACCCCCGCTCTTTTGGGAGATTTGACATGAAAATCGTAATGACCAAGACAATGGCTGGCGTTGCCAATAGAGAAGGCACCGCTACCATGTCATATGAGGTGGGTCAGTCTTACAATATGGCTGCGCCGTGGCAGGAAGAACTGGCACAGGTGTTTGTTGATAATGGTTGGGCTGATGTAGAGACTAAGGTCGTCAAGCCCGCTGAAACCAAAAAGAAGGCAGCGCCGAAAAAGCGTACCACCAAAAAGAAAGCCTGACCCATAA